ATCAGTTTGAGGATGCGTTTTCGTTCGCCTATCTGCGGTTCATGGCTAAAGAGTCAATGGGCAACGCTTGGATTTACTCAACCGATGACCAGTTGTTGACGCTCAGGCCCGCGTTTGTGTCGGCAATTGCCGAAGACAACGGCGAGATTCTTTGGGGTTGGAACTATGGGCGCGAGCGTGTGCGAGAGATTCAGATTCCGCGCGAAGAGGTATTGCACTGCCCACACCTTCCGTCCCTCGACAACCCGTATTACGGCGTTGGGCCGCTTTGGGGCTGCATGAGCGATGCGGACCTTATGACTAGTGCCACAACCGCAGAGGCCGCACGCTGGAAGAATGAAGGCCGTCCCCCGCTGGCAATCCAATTGCCCGAAACGATGAGCCAAACCGCGCGGGAACAGGCGATTAAGGATTTCGAGCGGCAAGTGCGCGGCATCAAGAACAGCGGGAAGCCGTTGGTTATGCAGTTCGCGGATATTAAGAACCTCGGATTTGCACCGAAGGAAATGGAGTATTTGGCCGGCCAACAGGTCAGCGAGCGGCGAATCTGGGCCGCTTTCGGCATCCCCGAATCAATCATCAGGCCCAATGAAGGGGCATTGGCAGCGGCAAAGACCGGATTGCAGTTCTACACGGAGCAAACAATCTGGCCGCGTCTGGATCGTGACGCGCGGCAGCTCACAGACCACTTCCGGCGAATGGGCTGGATCGCGGAAACCGAGTTTTTCTGCTACGACTCGCCCACTAGCGAGGATGAGAAGGCAGAGGCGGAATTGGCGAAGATCCGAAGCGATAGCGGGCACTTGACGCTAGATGAGGTGCGCGCGATTGACGGGCTGGACCCGCTTCCCAACGGGCTGGGTGCAATCCCCCGCTTTGCCGGTATGCCTCTCTCGCTTACATCGGCGGCGGATTTGTCGATGCTGTCACTCGCGGCGGTGAAACCCGCCGAAGTCGAAGAGCCGGAAACACCTTCCACCACAGACACCACAAAGCCCGCAGGCGAAGTCGATAGATTGGCGAAGGATACAAGCCTGAATGGGGCACAAGTCACCGCATTGTCAGGGCTGGCGACTCAGGTAGCGGCTGGAACGCTCCCGATGGAAACGGCGGTCAGTATCGCACGCGCGGCATTCCCCGCAATCGACGAGGCGACTCTTCGCGGCATCTTCGGGCCTCTCAAGGGGTTTGAATTGCCGAAGGAAGAGGCGACACCTGCTCCCGTGGTCGATGCTGCCAAATCACTTTGCGACCACGACCACCCCCACAAGGTCCGCACAAAGGCTAAGGAGTCGATCGACGCGATTGAATCGGCTTTCCGCGCCGAAGTGCAAAGCTGGATGACAACCGTCGGCGCGAACGTGGCGGAGGGCGTGGTAGTAGTTGACGCGGCTCAGCGGGCGGCTTTGCTCCAGATCGTCAACAAATACACGGCGGACGCATGGATGGCAGCGGGTCAGGCTCAGGCGGTAGACGCGGGGGCGACCTTCAACATGGCTCAGGCAGACGCTATCGCCGCAGTTTCGCAGCACAACAGCCTCATCATCGAGCAAATCAGCGGCACCACCGAAGATCAGATTCGTAACGCCGTAACTGCCGGTCTTGAGCAGGGTAAGACCATGCAAGAGGTATCGGCAGACATTGTTTCCAGCGGCTACCCCGAAAACCGCGCCATGCTCATAGCCAAAACCGAAACGGTGAACGCCGAAGGGCAAGGGGCGTATGACTTTGCTAAGTCGATCAATCTGGAATACAAGAACTGGATATTGGGCGGCAACCCTTGCGAAGTCTGTCAGGGCATCTACGCGAAGATTCAGGGATTGGGCGGGAAAATCCCGATCGACCAACCGTTTGCCCTGCCCGGCGAGTTCCCCGGCGTGAATGAAGTAATCGACCGAATCCCGGCTCATCCCGGCTGCAACTGTGAGAACCTGTACGGAGACACACTATGAGAACCATTAACGCGATGACCGGAACGATGATTCAGCAGTCTATCAAGTCCCGCGCGGCCGAATTGGGCTACCGCATGGACGCCAAGTCCGGTATCGGCATTGTCGGCATGACCATCAAGGGCCTGAAAGCCGTAGAAGACAAGGGAAACCGCGACATTGTGGGGGTCGCAACCAATGACTTCACAGACTCAAGCGACGAGGTAGTTCTGCCAGAAGGGGCGGACCTTTCGTATATCACGCAGACCCGCACGCTCTACAGCGACCACTATTACGGCATTTCCAACGCTATCGGCAAGATTCGCCAACTCTCGCAATACAACGAAAACGGGGTGAAGGGCTGGAAGTTCCGGGCCTACATCTACCCCGGCATGAAGTCCGGTATCGGCGACGACTGCTTAACAATCATCCGTGAGGGCGGGGATTTGGGTGTGTCGATCGGCTTTGAGGCTACCGATTGGGGCAGTCCAACCGCCGAAGAGTTCAAACGCTACCCGTCCGCGCGGGCGATTATCCGTAAATGGCGGTGGATTGAACTCAGCCTTACCGCCATGCCATGCAATATGACATGCGCGGCGATGCTGGCACCCGCCGAAATGGAGAAGGCTCGCACGGCGTTCCTGTCCGACATGGTGAGCAAGGGCCGGATCAAACGGGAATCTGCAATTGCTCTCGGCATGGAACATGAAACGGTGGTACAATCAGTCTGCGGACCCAAGCGGTTCACAATTCAAAGTCGCGGCAATGTGCTGAAACTTTGAAACATCCAGCGACTCGGTGAAGTCCCTGAAGGTCGGTCGGTGCATTGACACCCTCCCTCCACCTCGGAAAGAAGCCCTGCCCAAAGCAGCAATCTTTCAAGAGGTGGTAAATGTCTACAAAACAAACGATTCTCCAGAAGTTCAAGGACGCTGGTTACACCGGCGATGCTCAGCTTGTCAACGTGCAGGCTTGGCTCAAAGAAAAAGAGTTCGACACTGACAAAGTGGAAATCGACGGCAAGGAATTTGTAATTGCCGACGTGTTCACTGAACGCAAGGCGTTTTCGTTCAAGTCCGATGCCGATACCAAAGCCCGCGACGTTGGCCGCGTTACATCCTCAATCAGCGAAGACGGTGAAATCAAGGTTCTCGGCACCTATCAGGAACGCGCACGCGAAGAGTACAACCACAAGGCGAAGCAGGGCAAGACCGTATTTGCCAACGCTAACAACGCCGAACTTTTCGGTATGTGGTACAAGAACGCTCTTTGCTCAGTCAGCCCGCGCGGATTGACCTACCCCGAACGCGAGAAGGACCGCCAGACGCTTACCAAAGCACTCGGCGACTTCCCTTTGATCGACGGCGGCATCCTTGTCCCCCGCGACTTTGAACCCACCCTGATTCGATTGGTGCTGTCATACGGCGTCGCACGCGGCGCAATCGGCACCACTCCGATGATGAACTTCACCAAAGATATTCCGCGCCGTATCGCGGGTATCACCGGCGCATGGGTGGCCGAAGGTGGAACCGCAACCGCAAGCACTCCGCAGTACGACCTTATCAATCTGGTTGCGAAGAAGCGCATGACCTTCTCTCAGGCGTCCAACGAAATCATCCACGATTCGGCACTCTCAATTGCCGATCAGGTTTCCACCGAAATCGCTCAGGACTTCGCTAAGTCGGAAGACGAAGCGGCATTCCTCGGCGATGGTACCAGCACCTACGGCGGATTCATCGGAATCACCTACAAGTATCGCACCATCCACGAGGCCAACGGTGGCACTTGGGGAACGAACAACGACTACTGCGCGGGTCTGGTGGTCGCGTCCGGCAATCTCTACAGCGAGTTCACAAAGAACGACATTCTCGCGGCAATCGGCAAGCTGCCCGATTACGTGTGGAAGAACGGCAACCCCAAAATCTACATGCACGAATCAGTCTACTGGAACGTCATCGAACCGATGGCACTCACACCCGCATCGTCCGGCAACAGCTACGAACTCATCAACGGCAAGCCAACGTATCGCGTGCGCGGTCTGCCCGTCGAGTTCACAAACGTTCTGCCTGCAACCGATGCAAACTCGCAAATCGGCATCCTTGTCGGCGATCTTTCAATGGGCGCGAAGTTCGGCGTCGTCAACAACCAAATGGCGATCGCATCGAGCGAGCATTACGGGTTCAACACCGATTCCATCTACTTCCGTGGCACTCAGCGCGTAGCCGTCAAGGTCCACGACGTTGGCAACTGGAGCGCGACGGCTTCAGCACGCCTCCCCGGTCCAATCGTCGGCATTTGCTCAGCCAACTCCTAATCCAGACTGATTCAAGAAAGAAGGTAATGCTCAATGAATAATTTCCCAGTTTCAAAATTTGTCAGCATCGCGCCACCGGCTGCGATCATTGACAATGCGGCACTTGCAACGGCATCGTTCAAAACCGATAACGCAAAGTACGTTGTTATTTCTGCTTACATCGGTGCTTGCGATATTGCGGCAACTGTCTGCAAGGTTCAGCACTCGGATACGGATGGTTCGTACACCGATATTTCTGGCAGCGATTTGGTGGCATCGTTCACCGATGCTGCCGACAATCAAGTGATTCGCTGGTACATCCGCGTTTCTAAGAAGTGGATGGATGTTGCTATCACTCTCGGCAACGGTGCGGCTGGTACTTATATCTGCGCTTGGGCAGATTTGTACATGGACGAACTGCCAAGCGACAACACCGAACTCGGCGTTCTCGCGTCTGCCTTCCTCCAACCCTGATTCATCTCAGTTCCGGGCCTGCCGCCTCGAAAGGGACGGCAGACCTTTTATGCGGCAAATTCCAGATAACAAGAAGCGGGTTCCGCCCGCGAGAGTGAAGGGGTCATGTAATGGCACTGACGGCAATGGGAAGCGCGAATGCGGCAAGCGGTTCGTCCAGTCTGGTGATTCCAACAAGCGCAAGGTTGTCAATCATCGACGTAGTGTCTGACACGACTGCGACGGCTGCGAACAGCACAGAACTAATTC